GTTTGAGCAAACCTGAAACAATCCATCTTGATGAGTTGCGTGAATACAAGGATGAGGATGCTTGGTCATCAATGAGATATTCCATGATGGCTGCTAAAAATCCGCAAGTATGGGTTTATTCATCAGCAGGAGATCAGCATTCCGTAATCCTAAACAAATTGCGTGAGAGGGCGTTGGCTTCAGCTACAACCAACGATCCGATAGGTTGGTTTGAGTGGAGTGCAGAACCCGATGCTCCGATCTTGCTTCCGTCAGGCGAGATTAATTGGAGTGCATTTGCTCAAGCCAATCCATCATTGGGAATAACAATTCATCCTGATAACTTAAAAGCAGTTATTAATGATCCGCCGGATATTGTAAGAACTGAAGTATTGGCTCAATGGGTAGATACAATCAATTCAGCCATTGATGCACAAAAGTGGGCATTGTGTCAGACTGATCCGATACCTTTAGATCCTGAGAAGGAAACTTGGTTTGGATTGGATTTAAGTCCAGATCGTAAATTTGGCGCATTAGTAGCAACTCAGAAGTTATCAGGAGAAAGATTTAATTTAGTTTTACTCCATACTTGGTCAAATGATTATTCAATCAATGATTTAGCAGTTGCAAACGATATTGCACCTTATGTAAGAAAATATAATGTGCAGACTGTCGCTTACAGCAAAAGAACAGCTCAAGCCGTTGCCAGTCGGCTAGTTCCAGCGGGCATCCCAATTACTGACATGGATGGGGCTATTTATGCAGAAAGTTGTGATCGGTGGCTTGGGGCTATAAACAGCCATCGTTTGCAGCATGGTGGGCAAGAGGAATTAACTCAACAAACATTATCCGCCGCTAAATTGCCTTACGGAGATGGATCATGGATTATTGGCAGGAGAGCGAGCAGGGTCGCCGTTTGTGCAGCCGTTGCTAGTAGCCTTGCAACTTATTTTGCGACACAACAAGAAACGGAAATTGATATTCAAGTCGGATAAATTGCATTTATGGTATATTATGTGCTAATGGGATTATTTGATCGTTTTAATACAAAGCCAATAATTACAGCAACAACCGATGTGGCTGCATCTTATGCACCTTACAATTTACAAGCTGCTGTTGGCGGTATATTCTTTGGAACACAATCTGCAACTCGTGAGCAAGCAATGTCAGTTCCTGCTGTTGCAAGAGCAAGAAACATAATTTGTTCAACAGTTGGATCATTACCAATTGAAACTTATAATCATTTTACAAAAGAGCATATTCGACCAACAAAAGTTTTAATGCAACCCGATCCAAGAATTCCAGGGTCTGCAACTTATGCTTGGGTCGCAGAGGACATTTTATTCACAGGATTTTCGTATGGACAGGTTCTGGATTCCTATTCGGACAGCGATGGCGCAAGAGTTAGAGCATGGACAAGAATTTCGCCAGATAGAATTACATATCAATTAAACTACAATCAAACGGAAATTTTGTTTTATAAATTAGATGGTGAGGAATTACCTTTACATGGAACAAACAGTTTAATTGTATTTAATGGTTTGGATGAAGGTGTTCTTAATCGTGCCGGTCGCACAATAAGAGCAGCACAAGAATTAGAAAAAGCAGCTGAGATGTATGCCAAAGAGCCAGTTCCAACAATGGTGCTTAAATCAAATGGAACAAATCTTACTCCAGAGCGAATTACAAGATTGCTTGAAAGTTGGAAAGCAAGTAGAGCAACTAGATCAACTGCATTCTTAAATGCTGATGTTGAATTACAAGCACTTGGATTCGATCCCGCTAAATTACAATTAAATGAAGCCCGTCAATACCTCGCTTTGGAATGCTCTCGTGCGGTTGGTATTCCGGCAAGTTTTGTGTCTGCTGAAACCACCTCAATGACTTATTCGAACATGACAGCTGAAAGAAAAGCATTGATTGATTTTTCTTTACGACCAGTATTAACTGCAATTGAACAAAGACTTTCAATGGCTGACTTTGTGCCAAATGGTGTTGAGGTCAGATTTGACATTGACGATTTCTTGCGTGGATCTGCATTAGAGCGTGCGCAAGTCTATGAAATCCTAAACCGCATTGGCGCAATGAGCGTTGAGCAAATACAAGAGGAGGAGGACTTGATCCGATGAGTAAAAAATTACAGATCAATTTCCCAATAACACTAACTGCAGCCGATAGTCGGAAACGAACAATTTCTGGCACGATCGTGTCATGGAATGAAAAAGGCATGACAAGTGCAGGGGCAACAGTATTCAAAGAAGGCAGCATTGATTTTTCAAAGCCTGTCAAATTATTACTGGAGCATGACCGCACTCGACCTATTGGCAAATTAATTGACATTACAGCTGACGACAAAGGCATTCAAGCAACATTTAAGATTGCAGGAACAATTGCCGGAGATGACAGTATCCTTGAAGCAGCTGAAGGATTACGAGATGGATTTAGTGTTGGCGTAGTTGTTGATGATTTTGATGCCAACAAAGGAGTAATGACTGTTAAAGCATCTAGGCTCATGGAAGTCAGCCTTGTCGCTGAACCCGCCATTAACAGCGCAAGAGTTGAGGAAATAGCAGCTAGTGAAACACCAGAGAATTCCGAAGCAACCGCTGAGGAGCAAACAAAAACACAGGAGGACAAATTGTCTGACACACAAACAGCTCCTATCGCCACCGAAGCGGTAGAAGCAGCAAAGTCTGAGCCTGTGGCAATTCAAGCAACACAACCAGTTGCTTATACAAAGCCACGCTCACCAATTAACACACAGGCTCGATTCTTAGAGCACTCAATCAAAGCATCACTTGGAAATCGTGATTCTGCTGAGTGGGTAGCACATGCAAAGGCTGAGGATTCAAAAATCCTTACAGCAGCTGATGACAGTTTTACAACTAACCCAGCATTCAAGCCAATTCAATATGTTTCACAGGTAGTTGATACTCAAATTGGATCTCGTGGCGCAATTGATGCAATTGGAACACGCAGACTGCCAAATGCAGGTATGACTGTTTCAATTCCTAAAATTACAACTTCCGGATCTGTTGCAGAAACAGCCGAAGGTGCAGGACCATCCGAAACCGGAATTGTCAGCGCATATGTTGATGCCACAGTTAAAGCCTACAAGGGTTTGCAACGCTACAGCGTTGAAATTCTTGACAGAGCAGATCCATCTTTCTATCAGGCGATGTTGGAAAACATGCGCCGAGTTTATGCTCAAGCAACTGAGGCTGCAGTAATTGCAGAATTAACTGCTGGCGGAACAGCAGGAACTGCAACATCTGCTGATCTTGATGGAATTGTTGCATTCGTAAAGACTGAAACACCTGCTGCATATCTTGCAACTGGTGAGTTAGCAACACGCTACATTGCTGGAACTTCACAATGGGGATTATTAATTGGAGCGCAAGATTCATCAAAGCGACCAGTATTCTCAGCTGTTAATCCACAAAATGCTGCTGGCGCAGTTTCACCATTATCACTTCGTGGAAATGTAATGGGTCTTGACCTATATGTTTCAAACAAAGCAGTTTCAACTTCAATTGATGAGAGTGCATTTATTGTTGTTCCATCAGCTGTTGCAATTTACGAAAGCCCAGTATTACAACTATCAACAAATGTTGTTTCAACTGGCGAAATCGAAACAATGCTTTACGGCTACTTGGCTGTTAAGACAATTGTTGCCGGTGGAGTTCGCCGCTTTAACCTTACCTAATAAGTAAGTAAATTCATGCCTGAGGTTGCTCCCGATCTCAGGCAGTTGCTCTAGGGAGAACCTAAGGAGATGACATGCCAACCATAATTACAGCTTCCGAGTTGAGATCTGTGCTTGGTGTGTCATCTGCCTTGTATAATGACGCATATCTAAATCAAATAATAGATACGGCAGAATTGGTCATCCTGCCAATGCTTACAACATTCAAAAGTCCAATTCAAGCGACTTCATTGTCAGCCAATGTTGCTACATTTACCACACTAGGAATTCATGAATTTACCGAAGGACAATCAGTTGTCATCACAGGATGCGGAAGCCCTTACAACGGAACAAGAGTTGTGTTGGCAGATAATCTTGGACAATATACCTTTTCGCAATCGATCACTAATGCCGACATACTCGAGGCTAATGTCATCCCATCCGGAGTTGCTGCCCTTTCTGGCGGATCAACTTATGTTGGAAATGCAGCTGTTCAATCAGCCGTCTATACCGTTTCAGTCGAAGTTTTCCAAGCAAGACTTGCCGGCGGAGGACAAATCGAAGGAGTAGATTTTACAGCTACACCTTTTAGAATGGGTCGATCACTTTTCAATAAATGCGTTGGTTTGTTAGGTTCATATATTGACCCTGAAAGCATGTGTCAATAAATGCCTAATGAAACAATCCTTGAACAGATTAGAACACCTTTAGCAACTGCATTATCTACTGTTGCGGGAAATGTTTACGCTTGGGTTCCAGAGTCTATAATTCCCCCAGCAATTGTGTGCGTTCCAGATTCTCCGTATCTTGAATTTGAAACAATAAGCAAAACAAACATTCGGGCTAAAATTAATATGACGATCACAGTTGCAGTTGCATATAACAGCAATCCTGCATCGCTCGACAATATCGAGCAATTGATTATAAGTGTTCTGGCAGTCATTCCGGTTGGATACATTGTCAGCTCGGTTGAAAGACCGACGGTTACTCAAGTTGGTGCATCAACGCTGCTAATCGCAGATGTTCGAGTATCTACCTACTACACGCAAACAATATAAGGAGAAATCATGGCAACAGTCGTAATTACCGGTCGTGATGTTGGTTTATCTTTCACAGGTGGAACAGATATTCAAGCACAAGCGACTAACGCAGTATTAACAAAAGTTAATGAGCGTCAGGTATATCAGACCCTTGAGGGCGAGGCATACAAGACAACAAACATTTCAGGAACATTCCAATTGGATATGTTAGCTGATTGGGGTAAGGCAAATTCAGTTTGTGAGGCTTTATGGGCTGCTGCTGAAACTGCACCCGACACAGATATCAGCATGACACTTACAGCTGCATCAGGAGCACAATTTGTGTTCCCAGTAAAGCCAGAGTTTCCAACTGCTGGTGGATCAGGAATTGATGCTCAGACAGTATCATTTACATTTACAGTATCTAAGGGCGCAGTAGTAGAAACCTTTAGTTAAAAACTAGCAACGGGAGCAAAATGAAACTACCAATTACAATTGAATACAGCTCAGGCGAGCAAGCAACTTATATTGCCCAACCGCCTGAGTGGGCGAAATGGGAAAAGCAGACAGGAAATGTCATTGGACAAGCATCCGAGAAGCTGGGTATTTGGGATCTTATGTTTTTGGCTTATCATGCTCATAAGCGTGAAGTTGCCGGAAGCAAGCCAATCAAACCAATGGATATTTGGATGGAAACAGTTGCCGATGTAATAGTCGGTGATGCAGACCCAAAAGCCACAAAGCAGGAAGCCTAAACAGATTGTTGGTTGAGTTGGCAATTGCAACTCATATACCAATGAGTGAATGGGTTGATGCGGATGACATATTAACAGCGATCGAAGTATTGGAGGCGAGAAGTGGCAAATGAAACTATCGCATACAATAAAAATGATTTGCGTGATATTTACAAAGCATTCAAACTTATGGATGACCAAGCAACAGAGGAAGCAAGAACTCAATCTGCTGCTTTGGCGTATTTTGCATCAGAGGAAATTAAACAGGCAGCTAGGACTAGAACAAAGGCTGGCAAGGTTGCGGAAAGAGTCGCAGACGGCGTTAGCATCTCTAAATCAAGCAAAATTGGTGAGTTCCGTTATGGCTTCGCAAGACAAAAGTTTTCAGGTGGTGCTACTACGCAGACCCTATGGGGTGGCGTTGAGTTTGGTTCAAATAAGTTCAAACAGTTCCCTGCATATTCAGGACGGCAAGGCAGAGGTAGTCGGGGATGGTTTATCTATCCGACCCTTCGCAGAATTCAGCCTGAATTAATTAACAAGTGGGAAGCAAGTTTCGATCGCATTATTAAGGAATGGGTCTAATGGCTACCGGCAATAGAACGCTTAAGTTATCAATCCTTGCTGATGTTGATGATCTAAAAAAGAAGTTAGGCGAAGCTGATAAAGCCGTTGAAAGTAATTCAAGCAAGATTGCGGATTTTGGAAAGAAGGCTGCTGCTGCGTTTGCGGTGGCTGCTGCTGCTGCCGTTGCCTATGGCACTAAATTAGCCATTGATGGGGTCAAGGCTGCGATAGAGGATGAGCAAGCACAGTTAAGGCTGGCTAATGCTTTAAGAGAAGCCACAGGGGCTACTGATGAGCAAATAAAGGCAACTGAGGCAATGATCCTTAAAACATCTTTAGCGACTGGTGTTGCGGATGACCAGCTTCGTCCGGCTATGCAGAGGTTGGCGGTTTCAACAAAATCAACTGAGGAAGCGCAAAAATTATTAAACCTTGCTTTAGATATTGCAAAAGGTCGTGGCATTGAATTAGAAACTGTTGCAAATGCTTTGGGTCGTGCTCAAGATGGCAACACCACAGCTCTTGGCAGATTAGGTCTTGGATTATCTAAGAGCGAACTTGCTACGCTTTCATTTACCGAAGTTCAACAAAAACTTTCAGATCTTTATGGTGGAGCAGCAGCTACAAATGCCGAAACATTTCAAGGAAAGATTGATCGTCTTAAAGTTGGCTTTGATGAAGCAAAGGAAAGTCTTGGAGTTGCTTTATTGCCACAGGTTGAAAAGTTTATTGGTTTCTTAAATGAAAGTGGCATCCCCGCTCTTAATGCATTTATTGCAGGATTAACTGGCGATGAAGGATTAACTAACTCCCTAAACCAAAGCCAAAAGGGTGCTGAATCATTTGGTAAAGCAATTGCTGTGGTGGCTGGAATTATTTCAGGATTTATTACATTCGTAAGAGAAGCAATTGGCTTATTGGTTGAGTTTGCAAACCAAGCCATTCGAGTTGTTAATTTAATCAAACCCGGAGCAGACATCGGATACATTCCGAATCCGTCAAAAACTGGCTCAATGCTTGGACAAACCCCGTCAGTTCCAAAATCTAATTTTACCTATGGTGCAGGAAATCCAACTGTGATTAATAATGTTTCAGTTCAAGCAATTGATTCCGAAGGTGCTGCGAGAGCCGTTGCAAAGGTGTTAAATGACAGCGCATCGAGATCAGTTCCACAGCTGTATAACAACGGCATTAAAGGAAACTAATGACAGTCTGGACACCTGACTGGAAATTGATTGTTGATGGGGTTGATTACGAAGATATCACAGTTTCAGATATAGCCCATCAAGCAGGTCGAGATGATATTTACACTCAACCGAATCCATCGTATTTACAGGTTGAGGTCTTAGCCTTATCTGGTCAAACCTTACCTTTTGAAATTAATGATGGTCTAACTTTAGAAGTAAAGAATAGTGCAGGAACTTTTGTTCCCTTATTTGGTGGCAATATCTCGGATATAACTGTTGGGGTAAGAAGCACCGGATCAATTGCAACTGTGGTTAGTTATTCTTTATTGGCAATGGGGTCATTAGTTAAATTAGCAAAAGAAGTTTATAACGACACTTTATCGAAAGATTATGACGGGGATCAAATATTCACTTTGCTTTCCTATTCCTTGACAAATACTTGGAATGAAGTTGCAGCAGCTTTAACTTGGGCTGATTACACGCCGACAACAACTTGGGCAAATGCCGAAAACATTGGATTGGGTGAAGTAGATCGTCCGGGACTATATGAAATGGAACAAAGAGCAGATACACCGGATACTGTTTACAACATCGCTTCATTAATAGCAAATAGTGCTCTCGGTTATTTGTATGAGGACAATCAAGGAAATATTGGTTATGCAGATGCAGACCACAGGCAGACTTATTTAGCAGCAAATGGATACACCGAAATCTCAGCCAATACTGCTTTGGGATCTGGGTTAAGATCTGCCACAAAAGCAGCCGATATTCGAAATGATATATACATCAATTATGGCAACAACTTTGGCTCTCAAAAAACAGCCACAAGTGCTACATCTATTGCACTTTACGGATACAAATCAGAAACCATTAACTCAACTATTCATGATGCCACAAACGCTCAAGAAGTAGCTGATCGATACATTACTTTAAGATCAGTTCCCTACCCTTTATTTGACAGCATAACTTTTCCAATTACCAACCCAGAGTTAGATGATTCCGACCGAGATGCTTTATTAGGCATATTTGTCGGTCAGCCAGTCCATATCACCGACCTACCAAGCCAAATCCAAAATGGCAGTTTTGAAGGGTATGTTGAGGGTTGGAAATGGAGCACTCGATTTAACGAACTATTTTTAACCATAAACCTATCGCCTGTGAATTTTAGTCAGGTAGCGATGAGATGGAATACTGTGCCTGTTGGCGAGGCTTGGAACACTGTATCCGCTACAATTGACTGGGCTCATGCAGATATAATCGCCTAAAGGAGAGAAATGCCTACTACCACCACCAATTTTGCTTGGACAATTCCAAGTGATACAGATTTAGTCAAGGATGGCGCATCAGCCATTAGAACCATTGGAAACGCTGTTGATGCTTCTTTTGCATCAGTTACATTAAGAGCTGTAACAACTACATCAGATACTTTTGTTTTAGCAGATTTAAGAAATAAATTAGTTACCTATGCAAACGCAGGAGCAATTGCCGTAACTATTCCATTGAACAGTTCAGTTGCATTTCCAACTGGAACATCAATAAATATTGCTCAAACTGGAGCAGGTCAAGTAACTGTTTCTGGTTCAGCGGGCGTAACTATTAGATCAACTGGAGCAACTGCTACAACTCCAAAAACTAGAGCGCAATACTCAGCGATCACTTGCGTAAAAATTGGAACTGATGAATGGCTTTGCGTTGGAGATATTGCGTAATGATTAAACTGGGAGTTATTGCTGCACAAAATTATCCACGAACAATAACTGTGGATTATTTAGTTGTTGCAGGTGGCGCAGGTGGTGGTCGATATAATGGCGGTGGCGGTGGTGCGGGCGGTACTCGTTGCACACTTAATGCAACCGGTGGCGGTGGATCATTAGAAAGTGCATTTAATTTAATTCCCAACACTAACTACACAATAGAAATTGGTGCTGGTGGCGCAGGTTCAACAGATAGCATAGTTCATCCTTATGGATACAATGGAAATAATTCTATTTTTAATACCATAACTTCTACTGGCGGTGGCGGTGGTGGCGGTGGTTTCTCAACAACAATTTTTGCAGGTCAATCTGGTGGTTCTGGTGGTGGTGGAACGCAGCAAACAGGTGGTACTGCTGGCGGTTCAGCTTCTCCATCTGGTCAAGGATATGCTGGTGGTAATGCTAACAATTCTCCAACTACTCAAGGTGGTGGAGGTGGTGGTGCTGGAGCAGTAGGCGCATCAACAGGTTCTGGTAATGGTGGAAATGGTATTGCAACTTCAATCACAGGTTCATCTGTAAGTTATGGTGGAGGTGGTGGAGCAGGTGGAAACTCTGCAACTGCGGGTAGTGGTGGAACTGGCGGTGGTGGAACTGGTGGAACAACTGGACAACCTACTGCTGGCACAGCTAATACTGGTGGAGGCGGTGGCGGTGGTGGTGCTGACAATGGCGGTTATACAAATAACGCTGGTGCAGCAGGTGGATCAGGTGTAGTTATTTTAAGATATTCAGATACTAAAACAATTACTATTGGCGCAGGTTTAACTGGTACAGAAAGTGCAGCAAGTGGTGGATATAAGAGAGCCACAATTACGGCTGGCACAGGAAATGTGAGTTGGGCATAATGGCACATTACGCATTTTTAGATGACAACAATATTGTTACACAAGTTATTGTCGGTATTGATGAAACAGAGTTGATTGAAGGATTAGATACTGAAACTTGGTATGGTAATTTCAGGGGTCAAAAATGTATCCGTACTTCTTATAACAATAAAATTCGCAAGCAATATGCCTCAAAGGGTTTTATTTATGATGAAGTCGCAGATGTATTTATCCAACCAAAACCATTTGATTCTTGGGTTTTAGATGAGAATTATGATTGGCAAGCACCGGTAGCAAAACCTGATGAGGGTGAATGGTATTGGAATGAGGAAAATTTGAGTTGGGTTGAAATTGAAACCATTTCTGAGTAAAGCTGCGGTTCAATTACGGGAGCAGATCGATGACAATTTTGCCGATAGATCTAGGAAATCGGATGGTTGGATTTCGGACGCTAGGCATCAAAAAGTAAAATCGGATCACAACGCCTTGCCTTCGGGTGAAGTTTGTGCCATCGACATTACCGCTGATCTAGGACAAGCTGAAGGCATATCTGCCTACCTTGCCGATCAAATCCGAATTGCTGGCAAAACAGATAAGCGGATCAAATATGTAATTCACAATCATCATATTGCCAGCAAACTATTAAACTGGCGATGGCGTAAATATAAGGGCATCAATCCGCATACCAAACATATCCATATTTCATTTCATCCAAAACAATCAGGAGAGTTCTTTAACATCCCACTACTAGGAGGCAACGCATGAAACTATCCAACAAACACAAGGCTGCTATTAAGTCATATTTAAGAGCTGTGGCTGCTTCCGGCATTACTGTCCTTTTGGCAATAGTCGCTGATATCCGTCCAGAGTTTGCAATCTTGGCTGGTGCATTAGTTGCACCTATCGCAAAAGCATTAGATCCAAAGTCCGGTGTAGAAGCTGATTATGGAATCAATGCGAAATGACAGCAAACGAATGGGTTGGTATCGCCGTTGGCGTATCCGCCATATTAACAAGTTTGTTGCTGGGTCTGCGCTGGGTTATTAAATCCTACTTACAAGAATTGAAGCCCAATTCTGGAAGTTCGATCAAAGATCAAATTACAAGATTAGAACAGCGTGTCGATGATCTGTTTGTCTTAATCAGTAAGCGATAATTTTTGTCATGGCGAACACACGCAAACCTATCAAACGCAAAAAGATCAATAAGCGTATCGTTCGCCAATCTCCTGAACCATTAACAAAGATAGATCAGCATTACACCGCATTGCATGAATGTTATAAAGCAGCTCGTAAAGCAGGATTTACACCAGAGCACGCATTCTGGCTAATGACCGAGCATAAGACTTTTCCTGATTGGATCGTAGGCGATGGCGGGATTATTCCTTCCATAGATCCAACTGACGATCAGGATGACGATTAAGCGCATAGCGTTTGTGAGTGACCTGCAAGTTCCTTTTTTTGATGAGAAAGCCACTAAATCCGTAGGCCGTTTTTTGGCCAAATGGAAACCCCACCGCACTATTTGCATTGGTGATGAAATTGATTTACCACAGCTTGGCGGTTTTAATGCCGGAACTATTGATGAGATGGTTGGCAACATCCATGAGGATCGATTACTTACTCAACAAGTATTAACCTACTTAGGTGTAACAGATGTGCTTGGATCTAATCATGGAATCAGGCTTTACCGATCGATCAAGAAACGATTGCCCAGCTTCTTAAATTTGCCAGAGATGCAATACGAAAAGTTTTTGGGCTATGACAAACTAGGCATCAAATTCCATCCCTACGGATTAGATTGGGCGCATGGCTGGACTGCCGTTCATGGCGATGCTTTTCCCCTATCTCAAGTACCTGGTCAAACGGCCTTAAATGGGGCTAGGAGGCTAGGAAAGAGCGTGGTGTGTGGTCACACTCATAGATTAGGGGTTTCTGCCTTCACAGAGGCTTCTAGAGGCCATTTAGGGCGTACTGTGTGGGGCGTTGAGGTTGGCAATTTAGTAGATTTAAGCAGTTCAGGCATGGCATACACAAGGGGTTATGCAAACTGGCAAACTGGATTTGTTGTGGCTTATGTGAAAGATCGTAAAGTGCAGGTTATTCCTATCCCGATCAACCCAGATGGTAGCTTTATATTTGAGGGTAAGGTCTATGGGGCGTGAAACAGATTATATCGAACGCACGATTGATACTCATATCGATGAATTTGAGGATCTTGGCGTTATCTAATCGTTATAAAACACGCCGAAAGTAATTAACCGCCTGTCCTTGATCTAGGTCATACTTTATGCATCCACAAAGGCTGTGGATATGTAAGGGAGCAACATGACCGCAAAAGATGACATGCTACAACTAGCGTGGATATTTATGGGCTTGGGTATAGGCGCATGGATTATTCACGAAATCAAAGAAACTGCATTCCAGAATGGTTATTGGAAAGGCAGGGCTGATGGGTGGACTTCGCATCGCAGATTGGTGAACACCAAAACCAAGTCTGATGAGGTATTTGACTATGACAAGCAGAACTGAGTTTTTGGATGAGATCGCAACAATCCTCTCAGCTAGAGGATCGGTTTACGGAAGCAGTCAAAGCAATCACGAGCGAATCTCAGAATTGTGGTCTGCTTACTATGGAGATTACATATCGCCAATGCAGGTCAGCATCATGCAACTGCTCGTTAAAGTCAGCAGACTTGCCGAAACTGCAAATCACCAAGATAGTGTTAAAGACATCATTGGTTATGCGGTCATCTATAAAGAACTCTACGACCATTATGACCAAGAGTTTGGAGTAGCTGATGGCATTTAATCTTGAGGATTATGAGGATGTGGCTACCTTAAACAAGTGGCTGATTAGCAATTACCCAATGTTTAGATCCGATTTATCGGTGATAAGCCATGATCCTGAAAAAGGTTTTATTTTGATTCAAGCGACACTTTGGCGAGATAGTAAAGATGCTGCTCCGGCAGTTTCTAATGTTGCATTTGGATCGAGAGAAACTTATATACAAAACATGAAGAAATTTTATGTTGAGGATACTGCAACAAGCGCATTAGGTAGAGCAATAATTCTACTTAAAGGATCTGACAAAACTGCAACTAAGGATGATATGAAAAAGGTTGAATCCAATCCATCATTCAAAGATAAATTGGAAAGTCGCCAAAACATGTATGGCAAGGCTGGATCTAAGTCAGCACAAATTGAAACAATCCTAAGAGATAGTTTTGAAGCTGATAAACCTAAAGATCCGGTTGCATGGTCTGTTGGTGATGTTGTCGATCAGATAGCGGCATCAATACCTAATGAGCCACCTGCGTGCCAACATGGGCATATTCTAAAAGAGGGAATCTCTAAAGGAGGTAAGCCATATTATGGATATGTATGCAAAGCAAAAGCATGTGAACCTAAATGGGCAAAACTTACAGCTAATGGAAAATGGTATTTTGAGGGAGGTGAATAAATGGGTGAATTACAAATCATTGACGGCTCTGGTCTAACTGCAACTTTCACAGATGATGGAGTTAAGGTAGAGCCATCAACAACTTATTGCGACTTATGCAACGATGACAGATTACTTCATGAGGGCGATCTGCTTAGATGCTATAACTGCCACGCAATCAATCGAATTCCGTATCATGCCTAATTACGAATACGAATGTGATGGCGAGGGATTGAGTATTGTATTGGATCTTCCAATGGAGCACGAAATCCCTTGTTGTCAAGTATGTGGGGCTAAGTTAAGGCGTGTCTATTCAGCAATTCCGGCAATCTTTAAGGGAACTGGATGGGCTGGTAAAGGTGGTTAAATTCAAATGCAATGGATGTTCTGGTAATACCGAATTCATTTGGCTGGATAGTTATACAACAGCTCATGGATTTCGGGTATATCAATGCTTAAGTTGCAATTGCATTGGAACTAAGAATCTAGCAGAAGCGACTGACACTCAAGAGCCTGTCATTAGATGTACTAAATGCGGGTCTTGGATGTTCGTAGATCAGGAGTGCCATACATGTGCGCTAATCATGACGAAATGACACACACCATCAATTGGACTTATCAAAACAAGCTTCGTGAGCAATGGCTACTTGATAACCCAAATGCACAATACATAGGTTGGATGTCGATATGAGTGTTGCCGGATACGATGAAACTTGGATTGAATTAATGGGAGTTAGGATCATGACTTGCCGTCTGACCTGCGGTTATGGTGATGGATTAGGAATCGTATGATACCCTTAAACGCAAATTCGCTTTCAGAGCGAAAGGGCGATCTGCGAAGCAGAAAGATCGCAAGGTTTGGTTTGGTGATACCTCTGTTCATAGCCTTAAACATAGGCTTATTAAAAGATGATTCCGTTGCTCAAGATAGAACTAATCATTACAGACAATGGGCTTTCATACAGCTTAATGACTTAGATCAATTCTATTGTTTAGATGAATTAAATTTTAAGGAATCAAGATGGAATCCTAAAGCTCAGAACGGGTCGCACTTTGGTATTCCTCAAGGTAGAAGCAAATGGTTAAAAACTGCTACTCCATATCAACAAATTGATTGGCAATTAAAATACATTGAAAAGCGATACTCTAATCCTTGCAATGCTTTACAACATCATAAGATTAAGGGATGGTATTGAGTAAGTCAGCTCTAAGATCTACCGGATCAACAAGACATTGGAGATCAATAAGATCAAGGGTGTTGCGTAGGGATGGCTTTATATGCCAATACTGCAACCAAGAGGCTACAACTGTGGATCATGTGATACCTAGAAGATTGGGTGGATTAGACGATGATTCAAACCTTGTCGCAAGTTGTTCTAGATGCAATTTATCTAAGGGTGGGCGGTTTTTTGTGAGCAAGAGGACACCACCGACCCCCCGTTCCTTTTCTAACCCACAAAACACCTCAATCGGACACGAACCTAAAGGATCGGTTTGATTAACTTACAAACGGGAGAGATCATGACTGATCCAACCTATTCGGGATTAGGAGGTGTGCAAACTCCTCGTATTCACTCAAAACTGACTGATTTACCTTCAAAGGGTCAAGATATTATTGATCTTGCAACTGAACTGTCGATAAACCTTATGGAATGGCAACGCTTCGTCTGTATTCATGGTCATAAAGTGCGTGAGGATGGTCGGTGGGCGCATTCTGAACTTGGACTTATCATGGCACGCCAGCAAGGTAAGAGCACTTTGATGATGCTCCGGATCTTGACCGGCATGTTTGTTTGGGGCGAGGGATTACAACTTGCATCAGCTCACAGACTTACAACCTCACTTGAAACATTTAGACAGATTGTTGGCTTAATTGAAACGCATCCAAGATTGGAAAAGGAAGTAAAGAAAATCCGATGGCAACATGGTGCTGAGGAAATTGAATTATTTGGCAATAGGCGGTTTGTTGTAAAAGCTGCAAACAATGCAGCTAGAGGTTTGAGCAAACCTGAAACAATCCATCTTGATGAGTTGCGTGAATACAAGGATGAGGATGCTTGGTCATCAATGAGATATTCCATGATGGCTGCTAAAAATCCGCAAGTATGGGTTTATTCATCAGCAGGAGATCAGCATTCCGTAATCCTAAACAAATTGCGTGAGAGGGCGTTGGCTTCAGCTACAACCAACGATCCGATAGGTTGGTTTGAGTGGAGTGCAGAACCCGATG